GACGAAGCCGCAGAAGATCTAGCAGAAATGCAAGACAATGAATTTATTGACTTTGAAGAAGATGGCGGTATATCTCTTATAGACCCTGATAAACCAATGGAAACAGGTATGTCATCAGAAGAGATTGCAAAAGAAATAGGAGATAAGAAAACTCCATTAGATAAAATGAAAGGCCTAGCAGCATTAATGGAGGCTTTGGGTACATCCCCTGGAGATACTCCAGAAATGACAATGACAGGACCTCAATTTTTTGGAACTAATACTTTTAAACCACCAGGTGTCATGAGAATGGCTGATGGTGGTATAGCTCAACTTGCAAAAGGCGGCAGAGTAGGCGCTTTAATATCTGGTATAAAAGCATTAGCAAAAAAAGTAACACCAAAAAAGAAAACAAAAACTAAAAAGGAAAAAGATCCAGAAAAAGAAACAGCTATATCTAAAGACGCTCCTGAAGGTGATTCTTTCATACCGCCAGAAGTAGCTTATTTAGCAGGCAAAGGTAAAGAAATTCTTGGTAAAATTCCTGCAATGCAAAACCCCAAAAGAGTAGCTGCTAGAACAGCTCTTTATGTGCCCCCTCTTGCATATGCAGGATCGGCTCTTTTACCTGATAAACCACCCGTCATACCACCAGCAGGAAAAGCTGATGGCGGTGGAGACAAAGATGTTTTAGATGGAGAGTCATTAAAAGATATTCATTACGCTAGATCAATGGCTCGAGCTCAAGAAGCTGGAAGAGATAAACCTACTTTTATGGATTATGTTGCGTCTTTCCCTGGAAGCTACACTGATAAACTTGGTAAAGATCCAGAGTTTGCACAACAAATGATGGCTGGCTTTGTGGCTATGATGACACCATCAGAAGGTATTGTTGAAAGAAGCGGTTTTGCTGATTTCGCTGGCGGCGTTCTAGCAGAACAAGCAAGACAAGAGGGAGAAGTTCCTGATCAAATTAAATTAATAGAAGCAGTCAGTAAAAACCCAGAATTGTTAGAAGCTTATAAAGGTTTTCAAAAAGCAACAAAGCCGCAAACTTTTGAAGAATTACAAACCGCAGCAAAATTAATTGAAGGAGAAATAAAAGAATCTCTATACAAAAAAGCTGGCAGTAAAAAACCTGTGCTTAGAAAAGGATCTAAAGCTACAGGACAGCCCGAAATATTAAATGCTTTTACTTTGTATGAAATGTTTGAAAACGCAGGTGGAGACTCAGCAGCTTTAGCAGAAGTTATAGCTCAAGTTGAAGGGGTAGAATAATGCCTACGGTAACCTTACCGGACGGAACTAATTATTTCATTGATAGCGATGATCCCAATGAAATACAAAATAAAATAGCACAAATAACCAAACAAAAACTTTCTCCAGAAGGATCTACTTTAGGAAACATAGGCAAGGCGGTACCCGCCGGCCTTATTGGAGCTGTTCAAGGTGCTTCAACAATACCCACAACTTTTGTTGATCTTTTGTTTAATACAGAAGTAACTGATAACGTTAATGAATTTTTTGATGCTGTTAAACCAGACGTAGAAGGAACAGCTGGTAAAACAGTAGAAATGTTAGTTCAGTTTGGTGTGCCAGGTCTTGGTACAGTAAAAGCTTTATCTGGTTTAAGCAAAGCAAAACAAGTATTAGCTGTAGGCGCAGTAGATGCTGCGGTAGCCACAGATAATATTGATACTTTTGCAGACATGTTTGATAAAGAAAACGATGAAGAAAGAATTAAAAATCTTGCAGGCAGAGAAGCCGCAGCAGCTAGACTTAAAGAAAGATTGCAAGTTTTTGCTGAAACTTCAGCGTTTGTTTATGGCGCTCCAAAAGTATTAGGTGGGGCTGTAAAACTTGCTGGCGGTGGGCTAGATTTGGCTGCCCCTTATTTTAATGCTTTAGCCATGGGTTTAGATAATAAATTTGGAGCAGTGGCAGCAGCTGAAAAAGCAAACAAAGGTTCATGGGATTGGTTAAGAAGAAACTTTACTTATGGTGGAACCTATGAGCAAACTGCAAAAAATAATAGAGCAATTATGGATGTTACTCAGGCACAAAAATCTTATGCCTCAGACCTTACTTTAGCGGTTGGTGAGAACATGGATAAAATTCAAAAAACAATTATAAGTGCTTTTAATTATGGCGGAAAATTAAATGCTGATGATGCTTTAGATTTGGTCAAATCTATTACAGCATATAGAACCCCATTAACTGTTGTTGAAAGAGATTTTCCAGCTCTTATAGGCGATGCAAAAAAAGCTAAGATGACTCAAATTCAAAATGAAGCTCTTAAAAAAATAAAAACTTATGAGGGTTCTGGAAATAAAATTGATTACAAAGAATTAGGTGTGGATCCTGACAATTATTTATCTTCTATTTTAAACAAAAACAAAGAACTATTTTCTTTAGAGCAACAATTGTTATCAGATTTAATTGTTGGCAAAGACTCTATTCCAGGTATGACTTTAGATGACGGTTTTAAACAAGCATTAAAAGATAACATTGGAAAATATGGAACGACCTTGTATAGACAGATTCTTGACCCGGGATTTCAACCAGCTCCTGATGTATATAAAAGAGCTATTGATAAAATAGTAGATGTTTTTGAATTACCAAAAACTGATATTGGCGTATCTCAAGCAAAACAAATCTTTAAACAAATAGCAGATCCTGAAAATTATAAAGGAGCTGGGGGAGAAAAAACTCCAGAGCTTTATGTAAATAATATTAAAAGCGGATTATTAAAAGGAAAAAAATTAAAAAGCCTTCCAGAAATTAGAGAAGCATTAGGAGAAATTACTCCTTTAAATTATAAAAAAGGATCTGAATGGAAACAAGCCCTAGAAGATGAAGCCTTTGCTTCTACCGCAACCATGTCTAAAATTGCAACTTTAGTAGGAGATATTAAAGCTTTCGATGAAATAAAAATACTCAATGACACAGCAAAAAAAAGAGGTACAACAACATTTTTAAAAACACCTGGTGAACTAGAGGCTGCAAATATAAATACAAAAGATTTATCTAGCCAAGGAAAGAAACCAAAACTTCTTGATAGCGTTGAAGTTAATGGCGTTAACTATCAAAAATTTGGACCTGAGTCAGGAGTTTTACAAGATATGTATGCGCCAGAAGTTTTTGTTAAAGCATTGGGAGAAACAGCTTTTAATTTTAAAAAAGGTGTGCCAGATATTTTACAAAACGCTTATAAGGGATTGCTGGCTTTAAAAACCGTAGGGCAATATAACAAAACTTTATTATCCATTGGCGCTCATATAAGAAACAATACCAGCGTACCAATCATGGCAATGATGAATGGTAATCTTGGGCCTTCTGGAAGTTTTGTTGATGCTTTTAAAAAATCCTTTGCTGGTGTATTTGATCCAAGAGCAAAAACAAAATATCAAAAAGAACTCAAAGAATCTAGAGATTATAAAATTAATGTAGGCAGGGGATTTCAATTACAAGAAATTGCTGATGTAGGTACTTATGCCATACAAGATGTTGGCCTGATGGAAAAATTAAAAACAAAAGGGGTAACAAGCCAATTACAAAAATTTAGAAACAATTTTTTAAAGCCAATTGAAAGAACTTACACAGGATCAGATAACGCTGCTAGATGGGTTAATTGGAATGGCGAACAATACAAACTTTCAAATGCAATTGCTAATTCAGCAGACGATGCTGTAGTTCCAGTTATTGCTGTTAAAAACATTACCGATCCAACAATTAGAAATTTAATTGAAATTGGCCCTAGTGGAAGAGAAGCTGTTGTTAATGTTGGAAAATTAAAAGCTGCTGGAGACGATGTGGTAGAAAGATTTATTAAGGGTGAAGGCGCTGACATAGCATTAAATGTAACTCCAACTTATTCTAGGGTTCCAGAAATAGTAAAAACATTAAAGTTTATTCCTCTTATAGGTAACTTTACTGCTTTCCCTGCTGAAATATTTAGAAACATGGGCAACACTTTGCAAAGATCTATCAAAGAATTAGCTAGTACCAATCCTGAGTTACAAAAAATAGGAATAAGAAGATTAACAGCGGCCATGACCACCACGGTTGGATTGCCAACAGGTTTAGTAGCGGCTGGAAAAGCCTTAACAGGATCAGATCAAGAGCAAATAGATGCATACAAAAGATCTTTTGCTGCGCCCTGGGAAAAAACAGCGACCATGATACCAACAGAAACAGATGCTGCTGGAAACATTACAGGATTTATTAATTATAGTTATACCAATCCTTATGATTTTTTACAAAGACCAGTTAAAGCTGTGTTAAACGCTGTTTCAGAAGGTGATAGAAATGAAGCTAGTCTTATGAATATAGCAGCCAATGCAACAACAGATGCAATAGGAGAAATGGCAGATCCATTTGTATCTCCTAGTCTTGGTTTTAACGCTCTTTTAGAAGCAAGGCAAGGAAGAACAGATACTGGTAAAATTATTTACAACGAATCAGATACACTTGGAGACAAAAGCCTTAAACAAGCTATACATGTTTTTAATGCGATAGCCCCAACAGCACTACCTGTTACAATTCAAAAAGATGCAGAAGGTACCCAGTTTGTTCCTAAAGATTTTATTACTGCTGTAGCTTCTATTGCAACAGGAGAGAAAGATTTAATTAGTCCAAAAGGAAGGCCAATTGATGTGGCTGAAACTTTAACAGCAGCTTTTACTGGGGTAAAAACTGTAAGGCCGCAGTTAAAAAAATCTTTGTATTATAAAGCGGCAGAATCTAAAAGAGCTATTAGAGAAACAACCAATGAATTTAATAGGCTTCTTAGATCAAACAGTGAAAGAGACTCAGAAGCTTTTATAAAAGGTTACATTAATACAAACAAAGATAGATATAATTCATTAAGAGATCTTTACACTGCAATTGAAGATGCAAGAACGCTAGGTCTTTCAGACTATGAAATAAAACAACAGTTAAAAATTGCAAAAGTAGCAGACAGAGACAAGGTCATGATGGGAATATTTAAGCCTAGTGAAATAGATCCAGATGTTTTATCTTTTGCTAGAAGAGGAACAGAAAGCAAAGCCGCTCAAGATGTTCCTGTTTCAGAACTTTTAGGTACTCGATTAGATTTAACGGGTCAAAGCCTTCAAGGACAATTTGAAGATCCTCGACAGCAACCAGTAGCTCCACCAGTTAGAAGAGCGGCGAATGTATTAAGAGAAGAAGAGATAAATAAAATACTGACAGGAAGACCATAACTTGTACAACAAATATAGAGCGAAGAAAGTTAAGCTTGATGGCATAACTTTTGACAGCAAACTAGAAGCGGCCAGGTACACTCATCTCAAAGAACTAGAAGCAGATGGCATCATCTCTAACATAGAAGTGCATCCACCTTTCCCGTGTGTGGTTAATGATAAAAAAGTTTGTCTTTATAAGGCTGACTTTAGATACGTCAACAGCGAGGGTGAGATAGTGGTCGAAGATACAAAAGGAATCGAGACGCCTATGTTTAGATTGAAGAAGAAATTAGTAGAGGCACTGTACCCAGACACAGAAATACTCGTAATAAAAAAACCAAAAAGCTAGAAGGGTACTCCGGTTTCAACCCATGGTTTGATTTTAAGTATTGTGCCATTTAATAATCTCTTGATGTTGTCAGCTTTCTCTAACAGTTCTGTAGGAAACCCAGCGTTTACTACTTCAATTAATTCTTTGCTAGAATAAAAGTTCACATCAGCAGAGCTTTTGGCCTCTGGAACATTAACAAACTTAAACCCATCCTTCTCATACACCACTATATCCTTGTCCCTCTCAACCATTACCGCGGGTATTAACTCTGGAATGTAATTGTGTCGACCACAACCTTTAAGCTGTCGATCATTGCTGATCTTTTTGTCATGCTGATCACAATGCCAATGAGCATCTCCTTTCTCTATATCAATTTTTGCAAACCGACATGAGCGACAATGTATCTTTTCAGGCAATGCTCTACCTAAATAACAAGCCTGTTGCTTCGGAGTCATAAAACTACGAATGCGATAATCAGTCTCTGGTATATAATTTTCTGGTGGATCTTCTCTCGTAAGAATATCTTTAGCTTTATCCATCAAAGAATCGAACAGGATTTTATCATACTCAACTACTTCGGTATATAAGTCTGAGTTATTTTTATTATAAACAATAGCTATAGCGTGTTTAAAATTAAACAGGCCCATATATAAATGTAATTGAGCAGCATATTCGTCTGACCATTCACAATAACTACCAAGTTTTTGTAAGTTTTTAAATCTATTATCGTTAGCTGTTTTAAATTCCAGAAGGTATGGGTTCTCTTTATCCATGCCTGGAAAGTTTCGACCTACGCCATCGATGTGGCCCTTAACATGTCCACCCAATGCTTCAGTCTCAAATTGTTTTCCATTGCTGTCAACGTCATATATGGAAGCCCCAGGGATCTTTCTTAACTTCTTGATCAAGTCATCTTCTACTACGTTGCCAAGATCTAACAAGCGAAGAACTCTAGGCTCCCAATCATTTGGCATGAGCCAGCGATAGCGCATCCAAACTAAACG